AAACAAGCAACCGATGGGGACATCGTAGTATTGATGACCATCGCTAAGAAAAAGAAAAAGAAGTAAGAAAGGTCAATTTTTGACGTATTAACTGACAAGACAAAACGTCTTGCTACAAGTCAAGGAGACTTGCAAATGATTACAAGTGTTGAAGAGTTAGACCAGGCAAGGAATTCTGATCCAAGGGTAGTGAATGGGATTGATAATGCTAATTTAATGTCAGTGGATTCAACTGAGCCAATTGAGACTTCAGTAGAATCTCTCGACGAGAATGGAAAAGTTATGGAGAAAGAAGTGCCAGATGAATCGCCTGCAGAAGTTGTTGTTGAAAAAGAAGAACCACCTGATGAACCTCCCACTGTCCCTGAATCTGCCAAGGTACAGAAGCGTATTGGCGACTTGACTAAAAAATTTCGCACAGCAGAAAGAGAAAGGGACTTTGAGAGAGCGAAGCGGTTGGAGACTGAAGCGAGACTAAATGACATTTTGTCAAAGATTCCATCTACAGAAAAGCCGAAGAAAACTGACTTTGAAGATGAAGATGCTTTTATAGAGGCACTGACGGAGTGGAAAGTTGACTCGAAGCTTAAGGCTTCGCAAAATAAAGAAGTCGTTGAGACAGCTAACAAGGAAGAGAAAGCAGCAGTCCTTGCAACATACAATGTGCTTGACGACGTGATGGAAAAGGGGAAAGAGAAATATTCAGATTTTAACGATCTTGCTTTCGATGCTGATCTTGTACTTTCACCGGGAGTAGTTCAACTTTCTCTTGACACAGAAAACCCCGAAGATGTATTGTACTATCTTGTAAGCAACCCCGAGGAATCGGAAAGAATCTCCTCGCTCAGCGATGTGAAAGCTGCTAAGGAAATAGGAAAAATTGAGGTTAAGTTGGCAGGGGAAAAGGCTGTGGATGCAGAATCTAAAAAGCCAATTGCCCCTACTAAAAAACAATCGAAAGCTCCAGCACCAATCACCCCCGTTGTGACTACAGGAGCAGTGGATAAAGACCCATCTGCTATGTCTGCAAAGGAATATCGTGCGTGGAGAGAAAAGAAAAATAAATAGGAGATTTTGAAAAATGGCATCATCTAATACACTACTCACCCCGACAGTTATTGCCAAAGAAGGCTTAATGCAGTTGGTTAATAACCTCGGAATGTCAAAGAATGTTTATAGAGAGTACAAGAATGAATTTGCTAAAGTAGGCGGGACTGTTACGATTAGAAAGCCTAATAAATTCCGGGCTACTAAAGCACAAGCAAGAACAAACTCTAACCTTGTTGAACCGTCAACGAGTATTACTGTAAGCACTCAGGCCCATGTGTCTTGGGCGTTTAGTTCTTCTGAACTGACACTTACAATTGATGATTACAGCAAACGGTATATTGCCCGGGCTGCAGCTGCACTTGCTAATCAGGTTGATGCAGACCTGTGCGAGCTATACAAGGATGTTTATAATTACGCCGGTACACCCGGCACAACCCCTGGTACGTTCAAGGCCCTCGGGGATTGTCAAACAATTCTTGACCTCGAAGCAGCACCGCAGGATAAGCGCGTTGCGGTTGTGAATCCTACTGCGCATTGGACACTGGCTGATGGACTGAAAGGTACGTTTGCACCCAAAGTAGCGGATGATATTATTTCCAAAGGGTATCTTGGAACTATCGCGAATCTGAGTATTTACATGGATCAGAATGTTGCAAAGCATACGACTGGCTCATTCACCGCAGGCGCGACTCCGCTGATGAATGGGAATACTTTGACTGGTGCTTCACAGCTGGTTACCAATGGCTGGAGTGGGGCTAATACTGTAACAGCAGGTGATATATTCACAGTAGCAGGCGTGAACCAAGTCAACCCGATGTCTGGTGTGAGTACAGGTAACTTGCGCAGATTTGCAGTAACTGAAGCTGGTGCGGATGCAGGAGCTGATTTGACTATTAAAGTTACTCCTACTGTTTCGTATGTTGCCAGCGGACCATATAACAATATTGACGCACTTCCTGCTAATACAGCAGCCCTTTCCTTTGTTGGAACTGCAAGTACCACATACCCGCAGAACCTCGTATTCCATCCCAATGCCTTTGCACTGGTCACACTTCCTTTGGAAATGCCTGCAAATGTTTGGGGTGCGAGAGAATCTGATTCCGACACCGGGATCTCTATCCGCGTAGTGAAACAGTACGATATACTCTACGACGAAGAAGTTATTCGCTTGGATATCCTGTACGGAATGAAAACGATTTACCCTGAGTTGGCTGTTAGACTCTGGGGATAAGTAGTTAGTTAATCTGTGCGTAGGGTTGAATACACCACAAGCCCTACGCACTTCGTAAAATCAGGGTGTAATTAAAGGAGTATATGAAATGGGAATGAATCTTAGGTACAGCCCGCTTGAGTGGAATGCGGCGACAGAGAAGTTGACTTTAGACAATCTGCCGTTGAATGCCACGTTTAATGAGATTAATCAAATTGCTGATCAATCTGTGCAGGCAAGTGCAATGGTTCCATCAAGCGTGATGGCTGCGCTACTTGAGTCTTACAAAGTATCGGTTAGTAGAACTGGTGATATTATTAAAACTGTTATTGCTATTGATTTAACTAATGCGAAATCAACAACGATAGATTTAGATGTTATTGGTAATACTGGTGCATGTCACATAGGGCAAATTACTACAGCAGTCAACGGGGTGATTTATAAAGGTAAAGTTAGTTGCGGAGAAGCCCCGACTGGTGGAGTAACTGATATTGACATTTACTCTTCAACAGCAGCAACAGGGGCGTATGACGCTGACGCAAGTGCACTTGCCGGAGCAGTGGCAATACTTACTGCTGGTGGAGCACACGTAGTAGCAACACATAAAAATCTAACAGCAATGCCTGCAGCAAATGCGTATTTGTATCTTGCCTGCGGTGCTGCCGGGGTACCTGGAACATACACAGCTGGAAGGCTGTTCATTGAGCTTTGGGGTGTGGTAAGATAACCTTAACCGGGTGGTGGTAACTCGCCACCCTTACGAGGAGTAAAAACATGGCAAGTAGGAATAGGTTACTTGGAATGGGAGAAAGTGTGGAAGAAGAAAAGAAAGTTGATGAGCCTGTACTGCAGTGGATGTATTCGGTTGGTTGTCCAGAAGGAGTGCTTTTGACTAATCAGAAAGATATTGACGCGTTTGAAAAACTTGGGTGGAAAGACCACCCTGGGAAGGTAAGGCTTTTACCTGGGCATGAGAATTTGTTTGAAGGTGGTGAAAAAGTAAAAGAGGTTGAAGTAATAGAGGAAACTCCACTCCTCTCCGCATTCGACGAACCGGCAGTTAAAGAGTCAAAATTTGACCTTTCTTCAAAAATATTTAAAAAGAGGTAAATGATTATGCTTATATCTGAATATATAAATACAGCCGGTAGAAAACTCGGGTTGATTGAAAGTAATGCGTCACTTACAGCTTTTGAATTAGCCAATGGCCTTTCTGTTTTACAATCAATGTTGCGGTCATGGGCAGCAGCACTTATCAACATAACTTCAGTTACACGAGAAACATTTGCTTTAACAGCTGGTACAGGTTCGTATACATGGGGAACTGGTGGGGTAATAAATACAGTTAGACCAAATAAATTGACTTTAGCGTCTATAACAAGTGGAACAACTACGTCATTTGTAGATATAATAACCGATGTAGAGTATGAAAGAATACCAGCTAAAAGTACAACAGGTACTCCTTATGTTGTATTTCCACTGTACTCTTACCCGCTAGCTACATTATATTTATACCCAGTACCCAGTACTATAGTCACACTAAACCTGTCTTCGATTAAACCGTTTACTGAAACAGCTTCATTTTCTGCATTATCTGATACACTTGCCCTCCCAGCTATATACGAGGAGCCAATTATATACAACTTAGCTCTTCGTATGGCGTCTGAATACGGTGTGCCAATAGGCCAAGATATTGTTGAACTTGCGAGTAGTTCATACAGTAGATTAATTGCATTAAATGCTTCAAATAATGTAACAACAGTTCCTATAAGTGTTCCAGCAGGAAACTAAACTAAAGGACATTACTATGGAAATACCGTTTGCAGGTGGGGCGTATGAAGGAAGATCGAAGGAGTTAAATGCTCAGCAGAGTATTAACCTATTCCCTGTTATAGACAACAATGAGGCTAAAAATATACTAGCCATGTATGGTACTCCTGGAATGACTACGTTTTCTACTACCGGAACAGCTGCAATAGTAAGAGCGCAGATAGTCATGGGGGATATACTTTATGCTGTAGTTGGGAATACTGTGTACAGCATAGTATCTAATGGAACAGCTACGTCCCTTGGAACTATAACTACATCAACTGGTTTCGTTGGAATGGCTCAGAATGGTACACAGGTTTTAATAGTTGATGGAACAGTATACGGGCATATTATAGCAAGTGGGATACTAACTGACATAACAGACGAAGATTTTCCTGCGTCATCAACTTGTGTATTTTTTGATGGGTACTTCATGACGTCTATTACGAATACTGGAAAGCTGCAAATATCCTCTTTATACGATGGTATGACTTGGGATGCTCTTGAATATGCGACTGCAGAAGCTTCTCCGGATAACCTAGTCTGCGTTGTAAAGACACAGCAGAATGCTTGGCTGCTTGGGCAGAGTTCTTCAGAAGTTTATTATAATTCTGGAAACGCTGACTTCCCATTTGCAAGAGTCCCAGGGGCTATAATAAATCTTGGCTGCATCGCTATAGGATCAGCTGTAATGGTAAATGAAGCGGTTTATTGGTTGTCAAGTAAA